ATCGATTCAACAGCTGCCATATTAATAGATCCAAGGTTGCAGACATCGCTGTCATCTTCACTCGTAATTTCTGTACAAGCGTTTCGTAAAGTCTCATTCTGCTTCTCTCCAAAGTTAAAAGAAAATCCAGGCTCTCCTGTCATCAACGCTTGATAACAGTTCTCTGTAAATATATCGCTTCCATTTCCTTTAAGCCATGCATCATCATAGTTCAATGATATATTCATCATATCTAACGGTGCCGGATAGTTAAAGTTTAACTTCTTCATGTCGGAAACGGTATACTCTTTCTGACTTCCTAACTCCATGTTATGCCAGTTCTTGGCTTTCAGAAAGTCTTTGGCATCTTCATGTTGCCAATTCATACTGCCATATAATGCAGACCTACGACTACCACCTTGCATTACATTCCTACCTACTTCGTTCAGGGTATACAGGAGGGGGATGGGGCCAGAGGCCACTCCACCTGTCTTTCGTAATTGCCTGCCTGAAGGGCGGCATATGGAGACATCAACCCCAATCCCCCCACCTGTCATTAAACAAGACATAGCCCGTTGCGTTACTGCTGACCACTCCTCCCTGGAGTCCTCTTCCAATCTGAGTAGATAGCAATTATTAAAGAAACGTGCTTGCCTTCCCGCATACCACAGATACCTACCGCCTGGCATAAACTTATAGTCGGTAATGAACTGTGCTAATTGGTCTCGATCATCCTTAGACATGAGGTTATTCTTCTGCCCATCCATGTCACCACACACATAGTTGACTACAGTGTGGGCTCTATCTCCCCATGTCTCATAAGGATTACTAGCGTACTTCTGCTTGAATACATTCTCACCTAACTCTGTTCGGAACGGCATATCTCTCTCCCAATTTATTCTTTTTAGCAAACGCAATGTAGTCTTTGAGAGAAACGCCTTCGAGTTTTTCAAAGGCGTCCTCCCAAAGTCTACCCAATGGGGTCATCTCACCCCGATGTTTGTAACAATGACGTGCAAACCAATAGCGTCTATTCTCAAACTGATCCTCCCGCATTTCTATCTCTATAGATGTGCGCGTGGGTTGTGGTGTCGTAGCACCCTTCCAAGTCTTCGGCAACGTAATCCTCCCTAGATCTATTCACTGTCCATCTTGCTTGGTCGAATGCTTGCCGCATCTGATCGTAGTACATGACTCCGATCTCCCCATAGTTGCTTTCATAACCTGACCATTCATCGTAGAATCTACCAGCGGCATCATAAAATTTTCCATAAACCTCTAATACATCTTCTTGATCCCACTTGCTTTCTGCTGCATTCTTCTTTCTACGCGCTTGTTCCTTCTTCGCCATGACGTTTCTCCATTAGAGCATCGTAACCTTCTGGCGTGGCCCACGATGCGGGTTCTTTATTGCTGTCAAACGCATTAGGGTGATAGAGATAACGGGCTATGCCCCATTGCACACTGGCACGCTTCAGACTATCACTTATCCCACCTTTGGCTCCCTCAATGCTAGAGTCATCAGCTCCATCTGATTTGGTTACCCATCCTGATCCATTGAGATTGCAGGATAAAGAACAAATCATACGATCGCCAATGAAATCAAACTTGGTTTGCCAACCTTCAACTCCGAATACTTCATCAAGTCTATCCATTACATCTCGGGCTGTGATATACACCAACTCCTTGGAACCACCACCCTTGCGCCACTTCAGTTTGCTAACAGGAAACGGACGCTTCAACGCTACTTCAGTTTGGTTCATGTGAATCTCCTAATAGTTTAACTAAGTCATCAAGATTAATAATAGCAAACATCTTCTCGCTATTGTGCTTACTAATCACTATGGTAGGGATACCCGTTCCCTCGTTTGCTTGGCTCCAAGCCTTCTCAAATAACCAAGCCGGTAAAGTCTTGCGGTATTTACATTCGATATCCAAGTAAGGATGGCTTATGTCTACTCCTTTCCTACCGTTGATAGGTATTCTCTTGCCGCCGACCTTGCTTGCGACTCTTCGCTCGAACCGCTTCCACGCTTTGTCAGTAATTTGAATGCCTCCAGGAAAGGTAATCTCTTTCCATTAACTGTTTGATAAGAATACTTTACAGCCCAATGCCAGTCACATAACGGATGCGGATGTAATTGCGTAGCATCCTTGTTACACTGAGCGCACTTCATTTAGGATCTCTTCCTTTTCTTTAGCCATCTTTTCTCTCCACTCTTCTAAAGTTTCTTTAGGTTTATACTCATAATACCATGACATCCATTCAGATGGCAGCGTTTTACATGGCTTGCTTGGGCCAGGTTTCCAATAAGGATTGTGTCCTTTATGCCCTTTAGCATGAGTAGACAGGAGATATGGTGCATTCCAATTAACATGACGATAACCTAATCCACCTGAATACATATAAGCACCCTCCGGTATCAAGTCTCCTTCTTCATGGTCTAGTTCTTCAATACTTACTGTCCTTTTATCATTATAGTCCTGTCTCTCTAGTCCATGATAATTTTGTAGATGATTATATACATTATATAATAGTTTCTTAGCCTTATGTTTATCTACTCTATATTTACTAGGAACAGACATACTTTCTACCTCTTCTATATAAGATAGACACCTATTTAATAAGGTATCTATAGGAACAGAGCCAACCTTAATAGACTCAGCAGTCAATTTCTTCTGTAAGTTAATAGCTTTGTCTACTAATTGTACAATCCTATCCATTCCTTCCTGATCTCTTGCTTTCAAATTAGCCTCCTATAATACTAACCAATGGGGAGTGGTATACAGAGGGTTACAACATGGCAATTTCAGGGTATTTACAAAAGGTGACCCTAGTAATGGAGAGCCATTATCTGAACCCATAACCCATTGATTTATATAGTATATAAGCGTTATTGGTTAGTAGGTATGGACAATTCAATTCCCGATCGAAAGGCTCCACGTCGTCAGCGACGAAACCTGGTAGCCAAGCACTCAAAGTTCAAGGGTAATACCCACAAAACCAGTAAGGATTACTACCGTAAACCTAAGTACCGTCACGATCTTCTTCGGGATAATCATTGATTGTTCCTCTCTCAATCAGTCGATTGATTCCTACTCCATGCCATGTTACCTCCCAAACCTCATAGCAATTACGCTGAATCCCTTCATCCCAGAATAAGTACGTCCTGATTGCCCCACTCCAACTGGCGGCAATCGCTTCCATTCCTGATCTCTTAGTACCATAGCGAGTTACCTCGCCTCTGTTACCTTGCATTGTACCGTAGAAGTGTGACATTTCTATCTCCTATTTCAGAATTTCCCATGCTCTCGCAACCACCAGAGCCAGAAAATAAAGATAGTTCATTCATGTCTTCTTTTCTATTGATTCTGAAGTAGGCATATAAGACAAGTCTTCTTCCTCCTCAAGTTCACTTAGTATTATATCCATATCCTGCAGAAGTGCGCCGACTTGATGATAGATTTTATCCAAGTCCCCAAGCAATGTCTCCAATTCTTTTCTTGCATCAACCATGATTAACCTCCGTAAGAAATCTATTTATAAAAGGAAGCCTCGTCCGCGGCATACATATCCCGATCGAGTTCATCTTCCTCGGCCTGGAGTGCCATATTCTGTAACTCCAACTCAACCTCATCATCACGTACTAAATGACCTCTTAACTTCTGAAGAGCTTTGAATACATTATACTCATGGGCATCCTTCTTCTCTTCAGGCGTAACCGGTGGCTCAAGTAATGGCTCAGTAGTCAGTGGTTTCATTCATCATCTCCCTCAATAACTCTATTGTACTCATCGGGTGGATCGACGTCAATATCAATTTCTTCCTTATGAATTTGCCACTCTCGAGACAGTGGAGAATACCACCAAACATCCTTCCACCTAGCCTTAACCATCTTATCCTGTAGTTTCCAAGAGTCTTTCTCATTCATTATACATTTCCTCCATGGCATCACAGAAATCCTGCCATTCAGATTCAGTCACGCCTGACATTATAAATTCCCGTTGAGCTCGAGTCAAGTCAGGGAATACATCCTGAATTAATGCACCTTCTTCCCATCGGCGTAACTGTGCAGCAGTAATCGGCAAGTCCATCTGATGCTCGACTCCACTAAACATTGACGTTCGGTATAGTTCCATTATATTTCCCTCAAATAATTTACTTTTTCATTCAGAAAATCCGCTCTCAAATACTGTAGTATAGCCATTTTCTCAATGAAATGCAATTTACTCCAGTGTCGGCACTCCTAGACTTCAGCACTTGAGAGAAAGTCTTGATAAAAATTGACAATCTGCCCGAGTGCTAAGAATACCGAAAGATCCAAATAAATGCAAACTATTTGCCCTCAAATACAGTAGTAAATACTCGCTTATTAATGCCCGATCGGAGAAAGAAATCCTATCGCCCTTCTGATCGCCATCTGTTCACGGCATTACAACAAGAACTGCTGTTGGCGATATTGCCTATAACAAAGCCATAAGCGTATCAACCTAGCCGACTGCGCTGTTCGATACGCCTGGAACAACCTAACTACTGTGCCGTTGGTTATAGAAACCTACATCTTTCCCCCTCGCACACACGACAGTTCAAACCAATGAACCCCGTTGTTTCTTGTGAGCCCTTGTGTATAAACTTGTGGATAGGTCGTAGCCCTACGGTAGCGGAGAGCTATCCACATGATTTATGCACATGGGCGAATTCCCTAGGTCTGTGTAATTAGTTTGCCGTTGTTCTGCTGTTGGGCGACCCGTTGTACCGGGAGCATAGGCGACCCGCCGTATCGGAAGCCGTCGAGGTCGATCCGTTCGTGAGACCGTGGGGGTGTATGTACCAGGGGGGGCACCCCCCGCTGTTTTTTGTATTATATATATGTCTATCCCGCAAACCGAAGGGTATATTTAGCATACATAAGCAATGTCTAATATAGTGGGGTATATATCATTACTGTCTACACCCTATGGGTACACATTACTTTATTAAGAAACGCCCGTGACGGGCATTACAGAGCGTCTGAGAGGAGATATGGGTGGCTAAGAAGAACAGCACGAAGCGACCTGATAAAATTATACCAATGTCTAATAAATGGATACAAGGGGCTGATCTCAAGACCGGGGCTTTTACAGCCCAGGCCAGGAAGGCGGGTATGTCTGTGCAGGCTTTTGCGAGACACGTCCTGAAGAAAGGTTCCAAATACAGTGAGACTACTAAGCGCAGAGCCAGATTAGCACAGACCTTTAAGAAAATGAGTAAAAAATAATGCTAGTACAACCTACCACAATAGCCCAGGCACAAGCCGCTGGTTCTCCCTATTTCTGGGATAATGGCAAGAAGAAACTCGCCATCACAGCAGAGCAGTTAGCCGCATTCAAAGGTGGAGCTCAGTATGATCCCGCGGGTGGGAGTGCCTTAACGCAATGGGCTAATATCCAGAATCAGCCCCAGATGGACCTGCAGCCTAGATTAGATATCCCCAGGATGCCTGATCGCCCACGACAGGAACTATATCCGGGGGGACCGCCAGATTCTTTCCAACCTCGACAAGAACTGTATCCCGGAGGGCCACCGCCTGCACAGCCAGAGCCTGGATTATATGATCGATTGAATACAAGGCTTGGTGAGGTGTATGACCGAGGTAATGAAAGACTAGGCGAGTTATATGATCGAGGTAATAGAAGGCTAGGCGAAGCATACGATAGGGGAAATGAGTGGTTAGGTGGTATCTTATCCCCAACTACTAGATCAGGTATAGGCGGTGATGTTGCCCCTCGACGGCTAGAGAGGCCAGTAAGAGAAGGTCGCGTAGCCCCTGTTTCCTATAGTCAGGTTGCATTAGACAAGATCGCAGATTGGGAAGGATTTCGTGATAAGCCATTTGATGATGTGGGTACACGTCGTATAGGATATGGCAGGGAGGCTGAGAAGGGTGAGACTACCACATCAGATAAGGAACGCGGTTGGCTTATGGGTAAGGTACAGGACATCGGTGATTTCCTTGATGGCGTCGTTACGGCTGATCTCAATGCAAATCAGAAGGCTGCACTGACATCACTCGTATACAATGTGGGAAGAACCTCCTTCAAAAAGAGTAAGGCGCTGGCTGCGTTAAACGCTGGTGATATGGACGAGTTCAAACTACAGGCTTTCTCTAAAAATAAGGGTTGGGTAAAAAGTAAGGGTAAGTTCATAGAAGGACTCTATAACCGCAGAAAGAAGGAACAGGCTCTTTTCTTTGGCTAATCTAACTAGGCAGCAGGTAGCCGAGTATATAGCGGCAAAACGAAGGAGGGATCGCGGTGATCCTTATATGGAAACTCGTATTGCCCTAACTGATGCTGATAGGCTGGGTATCTATGGGCTTTTGGATGGGCAGCCTCTTCCTGGGGCAACTATTGTGGAAGGGTTTGACCGTCCAGGTCAACTTGGTGCATATGCAAGCGGCCCCCGCAATCTAAATAGAGGACAATTTTATCGTTATCTAGTAGGTCGCTCAAAAGACGACCCTTTAAGATCAAGGTTTTATGAAAGACCGCCCAGAATGCCTACAAGTGTAGCACAAGCAAGTAGGTCTTGGTTTCCACGACCTCAAGTCGGCTCAGAAGAGATAAAAATTAAGGATAGGGATCGGTTTAACCTGTCTAATAGGTCTTTGCAAGATGATTTAGCTCATGAGGTAGGCCACAGAGCGCACTCTATTTCTGGTTTATTGGGAACTCGATCAGGTCTACCACAGTCTGGTATAGACCCATATACTGAAAGGGAGAGATTGAATACGGCTAAGAAGAGTGACAGGTGGCATAATGTTCTTTACGGGGATGATGCTAATGTTACTTGGAACCCAAGGACAGAAAGGTGGGATAAGCGAGCAAGGATGCGTAAACGTAGTGGGGAATTCGTAGATGTTAATCAAACAAAGGGATATATGGATTCACTCATAGCTGAGGAATTAGCTAGGAAGATTATGCAGCAGCAAGAACGAGAAAGGATAAGGCGTTATATGCAGGGTGCGGTTGACTTATGAGCGCAATGCAAGACAAGTTCGTTGAATCCTATTGTTTAACGGGGAATGCTACAAGGTCTGCGATCATGGCGGGATATAGCGAGAACTCCGCCAAACAGAAGGGATATGAACTTAAAAACAAGTTCGCAAATGAAATAGCGGAGAGAACTGGAAAACTCATTTCAGATATGCTCCCTGGTGCGCTGTCTCAGTTACGCTTTCTCATGGAAGAGGCGACATCTGAGTCAGTTAAACTGGGCGCAATCAAGGATATACTAGACCGAGCTGGACTCAAGCCTGTAGAAAGGACTGAAGTAACCACGGTAGAGAAGATGTCTTCTGAAGAAATCCAAAAGGAACTCGATGCCCTCCTTAGTACAAGACACTAGGGCAGTAGAGCTCTTACGCGAACTACAAGATCGTAAGAGGTTTAATAGGATTGATGACTACGATCCTTATCCTTACCAGTTAAAGTTCCACGCAACAGGCTCAGGGGCTAA